TTCTTTGAATTATATATAATTCCTGCAAAAAAGAGAAAAACTAATGATAATGATATTATTATTAGTCTTTTTGGTTTAAATTATTTTATTATTTTGAAATCGGCTCGTATGGCATCAGCCATATTTAAAATCATGTTTAAAAGATATTGGCGATTTTGAGGATTCATATTTAGATAATGCTTTATAAAAGATAAATCTTTTTCGTTAAGATTATATTTTTCGCTGAGTTGTTTGAATATAGAATCTTCTACTTTTATAAACATTTCACCATTACCAGTACGAAACCAGTTTTCATTAACATTAAATAGAGAACATATTGTTTTTATATGCCTATCTTGTACTTTTCTATCACCAACTTCTATCATTCCTAGAGATGTTTGGCTTAATCCTATTTCTTTCGCAAATTTAGTTTGTGTTAAATTTAGAGTTTTTCTTATGTATTTTAGTCGTTCAAAGATTTCCATATTATCACCTGTTAAAAGAATATATTGTGTATAATAATACAATTAAAGTATATGACATTATAGAAAAATATTCAATGAACAAATAAAGCCGTTTTAAGCGTTTTTTATTTACTGTACATAAAATTATACTTAAAACATAAAAAATACGCTTAAAAACGATTTTAGGGCTATTAAAATGGATTTTAGAATAATAGACATGGTATGTATTTTCTTTTTAAACAAAGTTTATGATTTAAATATGCTTTAATCATCAAAATTGTTATTGTTTTTTTAGGGGAATATAGGGGTTATATATAATATATTCTCTAGTTAATTATATATTAAGTTAATTAGAGTGCCATTGGTGTCATTCCTAGGAGTGTCAGTGATGTCACTTCTAAGAATGACAATATTGTCATTCCTAAGAAAAAAGAGGCTATTTCCAATTTATAGAAACAGCCTCTTTTTTTAATGCTTTGTTTGTTTTTTTATCACCCATTTATACCAGTGGAAACTTCTAATATTTTCCCTTTTTCTTCGGCATCTAATTGTTTGCTAAGTATTTTTAATTTTTCTTCTTTTGTAAGTTTAGCATCTTGTATATTTATACTATTTATAGAATTATTATGCTGAATTATATTAGCAATATTTAAAATATGTTTTAAGATGCCTGCACGTTCTTCAGATGATAAATTTAGACAATAATCTGCGATTTGGGCTTCTACAGGAGAGAGGTTATATTTTTTAATCATTTGTTCTAAAAAGTCATCAGTATTAGATTTTGAAAACATTTCTCCTGTTCCAGTACGTAGCCATTCTTCATTTACATTAAATGTCAAGCAAACAACTTTAAAAAAAGCCTCATCTGGTACAACTCTTCCAGATTCATAGGTGGCTATGGCATCACGTGATTTGCCACATAATTTACCAAACTCAGGTTGAGTTAGTTTTAAATATTTTCTTAAAATTTTTAAACGAGAATTCATTTTATCACATCCTTTATAAAAAATAATAGCATATCAAAATGTGACTGTAAACACGTTTTTTTAATAAATAAATAAAAAATGAGTTGACAACCACGTTTTTAAGAGTTATACTTTATTTGTAACGTGGTTATAGCCACAAAGTGAGGTGAAAAAAATGACAGATAATAAAAATAAAACAGAATTAGAAATTATGGAAATTATAAATGCTATTAGAAATAGCGGAAATACAGAATTAATACAAATAGCGACATTAAGTTATCTCAAAGGATTAGAAGATGGAGTAAGAATAGAACAAACAAGAAAAATTGCTTAAATCAAAGAAAGGATTTTAAAAATGATAAAACTTGGTAAAGCTGAAGCATTGAATTATTTAGAAAAAGGATATGTAGTAATAATTAGAAATAAAGATTTTGAAGATTATCCTGTAATAAAACAAGGCGAATATCTTTGTAAATATGATGATCCAATTGAAGGTGAATTAATAAATGAAATGCAAGTAGCATAAAAATTGGTCGGTAGAAATACCGACCATAAAAGAAAGGTTGATAAAATGAATAATCTTAATGAAAGAATTGATTTAAAGAAAGCGTATTTAAAGGGAGAAAGAAGGGCTTTTTCAGATATATCGATAAAACTTTTTGAAGAGGTAGAAGATTGTTTTAAAAAATTTAAAACAGAAGTCAAATATGATGGAGACGTTATAAGATTTAATGATAAAAATATCGAAGAACTTATAAACAAAATAAGTAAAATTAAAGAAAATCAAGAAAAAATTCTTGAAAAAGATATGTTAATAGAACTTTTAAATGATTTAAATAAATGGAATTAAAAACAATATATGCTTTAGAGGAAGGTGTATACCAACCTCTAAAGCATAATAGGGAGATAGAGGATTATGATAATAACTTTTATAGAAGAAAATACCTTTTTGCAAGAAGGTCATAAAATTGTGGCAGATAAGCCTTATTTTAAGGATTTAATAAATAAAGTAATAGGTTCACCTAGAGCTTATAACTTTATAAAAGATAAAACATCTGATGTGGTAATTTCTCTAAGGAAAGACCAGATGCAGGTTTTAAAAATGATTGAAATTATTATCTCCACAAATATAGATGATAAAAAAATCAAAAAATATATAAAGCAATTATAAAAAGTGGCTAGTATATAGCACTAGCCCTGCGACAAAAAATAATTCACTCCATAAAAATTTAAATTTCAATAATGTAGTCGTAGGGCGAGTGGTATATATTAACTTATACCATAGTGTGTAGCACTTGCCTCGCAATAAAAAATAATTTAAAATACCCCGCCCAAGACATTTAATTTATAAGATATATTGCGAGGTGAATGGTACACACTAGAAAATATAGACACGAAAGCTTGGCGGTGGGTTTCGATTAAACCGCCCATAAAAATTTATAGCTTATATATGTGGGTAGCAACCACAAATATATATTGGTTTAATAAAATGAGGTGAAAGATAAGAAATGAAATTATTATCATTAAGTCTTCAGAATTTTAGAGGGATAAAATCCTTAAGTATAAATTTTGAGGGTAAAAGTGCAAATATTTATGGTGCAAATGGAATAGGGAAAACAACAATTGCAAATTCTATTAGTTATTTGTTAACAGGACAACCGCTAACAAACGAAAAAGATTTTTCGCCTAAAACAAGTGATACTCATAACTTGCATCATATTGTAAATGGTGTATTTGAATTAGATAATGGAGAACAAATATCATTATCTAAAGATTATTATGAGGTATATCGTCAAAAGAAAGGAGAATTAGCAGAAAAATTAAGTGGTCATACTACAGATCATTATATAAATGGTGTTCCTGTAAAAGAAAAAGAATACATCGCCAATTTAGAAAAAATATGTGGCGGTGATGTTAATAAAACAAAAGTATTAATGTTAGTAGGATATTTTGCAGAAGTACTATCTACTACAGATAAAAGGAAACTTTTATTTGAGGTATGTGATAAAGGTCTTTCTGATGAAACAATTATTAATAAAAATATTTCTTTAATGCCATTAAATGAATATTTAATTATTCCAGGAACAAACAATAAATATTTAATTGATGAGTACAAAAAAATAGCAGTAAATCAACGTCGTGAAATAAACAAGAAATTAGAGTCTATACCAGAGCGTATAGATGAATTAGAACTATCATTAAAAAATGATTTACCAACAAAAGACACCATCAATATTTCTATTAAAAATATTGAGGCAGAAAGAGAGGTTAAACAAAAAGAACTAGATATTTTACTAAGTGATAGTAAAGCTCTTGAATTAAGTATAGATAAAAAAATATCTGTATTAGAAAATCACTATCAAGAAAGTAAGGCAAACTATATAGAAAATAATAATAAAGATAATGAAGAAATATATAAAGCAATAAATGCTCTTAATAATAAGAAAGCAGAATTAGTACAAACATCAATGGAATATAGAAATAAAATATACTCTCTTGATCTGAAAATTAATGAATGTATTAGTAATCGTCAACGATTATTAGATGAATATGATAAAGTTAAAGCTAATACATTTAATGAAAAATGGGATGAAAACAGCGAGCTTTGTAGTCTATGTGGTCAAAAATTGCCTTTAGATAAAATTGAACATTTAAAAATAGAGTTTGAAAAGAGAAGAGAAGAACATAATAAAGCCAATTCAATAGCTAAAGAAAAAATAAATAAAGAAGGGCAACAGTTTAGTAAGGCAATAATTGATGGGTTAAATAAACAAAAAACAGAATACTCTAACAAATTAGATGCTATAGATACAGAGATTTCCGATATAAATAATAAGATTAATTTAGCAAAAGATAGTGTTTTAAAACCTAAACCTTTTGAAGAAACAACTATAGCAGAAAGTATTAAAAATAGGATTGAACGATTAAATCGTGATAAAGAAAACATTGATACAAATGAAGCTTTACAATCCATTAATAAAGAGATTTACGAACTTGATAAGAAACTACAAGATTTAAAAGAACAGTTAATAAAAATTAATGTAGATGAGAAAACTAGAAGTCGTATAAATGAATTAACTAATGAGCGAAAAAATAAAGCTCGTGAACTTGAATATATAGATAAAGGAATTTATTTGTGTGATGAGTTTTCAAAAATTAAAGCTCGTATGATTACAGATAATATAAACAAAAACTTCAAAACAATTAAATTTGCTTTATTCAAAGAACAAGTAAATGGCGGATTCAAAGAAATTTGTGAACCGTTAATTAAGAATAAAGCTGGTCAATGGGTTGAATATAAATCAGCAAATACTGCTTCACAGGTAAATGCTAATTTAGAGATTATAGATGTACTAAGTAATTTCTATAATTTAAAACTTCCTGTAATTGTTGATAGAGCAGAAAGTATTAGTAACATAAATAAGATATCGTCTCAGCAGATTAATTTAATAGTATCTGCAGAAGATAAAGAATTTAGAATTGAACAGGAGTAATATTATGGAAAAACAGAAAAATGAAATGCAAATATCTGATAATCAAATTAGTGCAAGCGAACGATTTGCTAATAAAGTAATCAATGAATTTACCAGTAATATATCTGGGAATTTACCACTTAGTGATTATCAAAGAACTTTGGTTCAAGGATATTTTATTGGTATTGATAGAGCGTTAAAAAAATCTGAGGAAGAACGTCTAAGAAGAAATGCTAGTAATAAAGATCCTAAATATAATAATCCACTTCCATTTACATGGAATAATGTAGATTTAAATACTTTAGCTATTGATGTTGTATATAGTGCAAGATTAGGTCTAGATATGATGCAACCTAATCATGTTAATCCAATAGCATTTAAAAATAATAAATTAAACAAATATACTATTAGTTTAATAGTTGGATATAATGGTAAAAAATATATGGCGGAAAATTATGCATTAATACCGCCGAAAAGCGTTACGATTGACCTTGTTTATAGTACAGATACATTTAAACCAATAAAAAAAGGTTATAATCAACCATTTGAAACATATGAGTTTGAAATAACTAATCCGTTTAATAGAGGCGATATTATTGGTGGATTTGGATATATTGAATATGAAGACAAAAGCAGAAATGAACTAGTTATAATGACAAAAAAGGATATTGATAAGAGAAGACCTAAGTTTGCTAGTGCAAATTTTTGGGGCGGAGAAGTTATTGAATGGAAGAATGGACAAAAGATAACAGAAGAAAAAGAGGGATGGTATGAAGAAATGTGCCGTAAAACTTTAATTAGAGAAGTGTATAGCCAAAAACATATACCGCTTGATCCTAAAAAAGTAGATTATTCTTATCAATATATGAAACAACAAGAGTTGAGTTTGCAATATGCAGAGTCTAACTTACAACAAGAAAAAAACATTACAGCAAATGCAATAAATCTTGAAGATAATATAAAAAGTAATGTTAATTATAACCAATTAGAACAGGATAATAAAGATAATGGTATTAGTAAAGAATATGAAGAAAAATGGACAGAACAAGATTATAAAATGGCTGATGCTTTAGCACATGATTTAACAGAAATGCGTACTAAAGAAACACCCGAACAACAATTATCTAATGATGAGCCTACATTTTGATTAATATAAAAGTTCTTGCATCTGGCAGTAAGGGAAATTGTTACTTAATAGATGATGGCAAAACAAAACTTTTGCTAGATGCAGGAATACCTTTTAATCAAATACAGATTGGTTGTGATTTTTGTGTTAGCGATATTAGTGGGTGTTTAATATCGCATAAACATGGTGATCATGCAAAAGCAATTAAAGATTTAATAAAAAGAAGTATTAATGTTTATGGACCTAAAGATATACAAAATATAAATTTTAGAACCTTAGTATTAGAGCCATTGGTTAAATATAATATAGGAACTTTTACAATTGTTCCTTTTGAATTAAATCACGATGTCGAGTGTTATGGTTATCAAATAAATTCGATAAGAAAAGAAAAATTAATATATATAACAGATACTGCATATGTTAAATATAAGTTTTCAGAACTAACTCATATCATGATTGAAGCTAATTATGATGGCGAGATTATTAGGAAAAATACTTTGAATATGGATATTCAAGGAAATCTTGCCAATAGAATAATACAATCTCATATGAGTATTGATACTGTAGAAGAATTTTTAGAGGCTAATGATTTAAGTAAATTACAACAAGTTTATTTATTACATTTAAGTGATAATAATAGTAACGCTAATAAATTTAAAGATAGAATTCAAAAAAAGACTGGTGCGGAGGTTTATGTTTATTAAATGGAAATAACTCAAGGAGTTATACAAGAGTTTAATGAAGGTGGAAAGGCAATAATTGTTGCGGATATTCCAGACTTTAATAGAGCCTTATCAAATGCGAGCGTAAAGCCCCTAAATTTATTTACGGGGATATAAGCTAACTAAAAAACAAGGTTGGGGCATCAACCTTCTTTGGAGAGATATAGTAAGACCTGCTATTTTAGTAGGCAAATATCGTTTGTATCCAAGAATCCCCTGCCTTTAGGCATGGGGAGTATGTCAAATCATGTTGAACGTGTTGGCATGGGCAGAAATAGAGATAGTATTTATCAAGTTGGTATGGCGGTACTTCCATTATGTGCTGTTCATCACGATGAATGTCATAAAATGTCGCAATATCAATTTAATAAAAAATATCATCTTGAACCATTAAAAATATCTGATAAAGATAAGAATATGTTTATCAAAAAATACGGCTTAAGTAAGAAAAATTTTGAAGGTGGTGATGCTTAACTAAGTTTAATGTTGATAATTAATGACCGAAACGACAATCATTTTAACACTAGGTGCTACAACGGTCAGTAGCACCACAACATTAAATATGGAGGGTATTATGGATAGAATAAAAATAGCAGATATTGATAATGAACGATATTATCAAGTGCCGATATCATTTTTTACCAACCCTTATTATAGGGAATTATCAAGTGATACTAAATTTACTTATGCAATTTTAAAGAATAGATTAACATTATCTGCAAGAAATAATTGGATAGATGATAATGGGGAAGTATATATTTTTTTTGCTAGAAAAAATATAGCTTCTATATTAAATACAACTGTTAGAACTGTAGCAAGAATAATAAGTCAATTAAAAGAATATAATCTTATAGATGTAGTACAACAAGGTAGAGGATTACCTGCAAAAATATATGTAAAAAAACTAAAGCCTAATACAAATGCATCAAGAAATGATTTTATAGAGTCTAATAATGAACAAGAAGATGAAATAAAAGAGGAAAAACAGGTTAAAGAAAAATCGAAAACAGAAAATAAACAACAAGAGTATTTTTCAATATTCTGGGCTTCATATCCTAAAAAAGTTGGTAAAGGTGCAGCAGAAAAAAGCTGGAAAAAAATAAAACCAACTAAAGATTTGTTAGAAAAAATGTTAAATGCTATAGAAACTGCTAAACAGTCTATGCAGTGGAACAAGGATAATGGTCAATATATTCCTAATCCAGCAACGTGGCTAAATCAAAAACGTTGGGAGGATGAGATTATCATAGACAATAAATACAGTAATAAATCTAAAAATTCAAATAATATGCCAAGTGCAATGACTACGGCACAAAAAGCTTTAGATTTATTAGAACAAATGGGTGGATAATAGTGAATTCAAAACTACATCAAGCAGAAATAATAAAATTATTAACACCATATCTGTCATTATTTCCACATAGTAAAGTAGATAGCTTGGGATTAGTTATTTATGCTAAATCTTTAACAGAATTATCTTTAGCTCAAATAGAGGTGGCAATGTTGAAGCTTATTAGAAAGGTAGATTTCTTCCCTACTGTTCATCAAATTTTTGAAGAAGCTAAAAATATAGATGAACTTGTAAATGAAAAAAGTTTACCTACTGCAGAAGAAGCATGGGGCGAAGCTATGGAGCAGGTCCGTAAAAATCACATCTATAAAGAATGGCAATATAGTTGTGATGAAGTTAAAGAAGCTGTAAAACTTTTCGGAATTACTGAATTGTGTAGTTTAAAAAGTGAAGAAGTTGGAATAGCTAGAGCTCAGTTTACAAAGTTTTACAATAGTGTTGTAAAACGTAATGAGGATAAAATTTTAAATGGTCAGATTTTGGCTAGTTTACCTGAAAAAACTTTAAAAGATTTAAAGGAAAGGAAACAAAGCTCACTTATACAAGTAAAAGATATATTAAAGAGCTTAAAAAATAAGAAATGATATTTTATACAGTTATAAGATTCAATTTATATAGAAATGGATCAGTGAGAAAATATCAAAGACTGTATAAAACTCCAAGAAAATTTAAAACAAAAGAAAAAGCTGTAAGGTATGCCAATGAATTATTTAAGAATAAAAACTGCTTGTGTATACAAGTGGATCTAAATGATGAATTTGGTGTAATTGAAACAGTTTTTGAAAAAACCAGATGATCCAGGAGGCATAAAGATGGCTACATTAAGATTTGAGAAAGATGGTAATATCATTGAAATAGAAAATTATAGGGAAGAAATAAAAGAAAAATTTAATAGATTACTTGTTGAAATAAGTGAGGAGAGTAGATTTTATGACGAAGGCACAAGCTATACAATTGATGATAAAGGGCAAAAAGCTAGTTAGTACAGATGTAGGATTTCATTATTTTTATATTCAATATAAAAATGATAAGTTCGTTGATAGTTTAGGAAACGAGGTTAATATTAACGTCTTAAATGGCGTGTGGAGTATATATGAACCTAGTTTGGTAGATAAATTTATAAATAAATTGTGGGGAATTTGAGTGTTTAATAGGAAATACTTTGCTTATGAAATAGAAAATATGGAAAAAGAATTAATAGCAGATACTAAACATTATGTATTATTTGGAGGAATTGTTCTTTTAGCAATAATTTTAATGAGTGTTGTTGTTTTGTATGACTAAATCAATATTAACAGAAGAACAAAAAGCTTATTTATTGAGAATTGCTCCAAATAGATTTAATAAAGAAATAACTTTATTGATAAATAATAAATTTAAAACTAATTTTACAGAAAACCAGATAAAACATTACAAAAAACATAATAAAATTAAGTCCTTTAACGATGATAAGTTAAAGAAAATAAAATCAATACAGGTGGCAAAATATAGAAAAGTTTTGCCGATAGGAAGTGAAACTGTTTGGAGTGATGGATTTATATGGATAAAAGTAAAAGCTGATCCAGCTAAATGGAGATTAAAACACCACGTTATTTGGGAAGAATTTCATAAAAGGGAAATACCCCAAAATTATGTTGTTATATTTTTGGATGGCAATAAAAGAAATTTTGATATAAAAAACTTAGAACTACTATCAAAAGAAGAATATTGTTATTTAAATAACAAACACATAATTTTTAAAAACTCGGAATTAACAAAGAGCTATTGTATTTTATGTAAATTGATGTCTTTAAGAAAGAAAAGGAAGATATAAAAAATGAATAATAATTTGGATACTTTAAATCAAGTATTATTTGAACAATTAAATCGGTTATCTGATAGAAATTTGAAATCAGATAAATTAAGAAAAGAAATAGAAAGGACTACATGTATAGAAAAGATATCTAAGCAGATAATAGAAAGTGGTTATCTAAGGCTAAAAGCTCTGCAAATAAGAGACGATAGTCTTAGAGCTGATACAGATATGCCGAAAATGTTTTCGTTAGATGAGGAGATAAACCATGAAAATAAAAAGTAAATTTTTAAATTTTATAAAATATCTATTGAAAAAAATAAATAATATAAAATCTGGTACCACAGATAATGAAAATAGTAATGAAAATAATATTATGGTTTCATGCAATAAAAATATAGGAATTAATAATGAAAAGATATCCCAAAATAATAGATTAAGATTTAATAATAGAAGATGTAATATCGGAAAAATGTTACTTCGACCAATTAATCTAAAAAAAGGTGAAAAAATGAATGAGTAAATTTATAGAA